CTGCGATTTGAGGGTGCTCGCGCCATCGGCAAGAGCGCAAGCTAAAAGCCTTGTGAACGAAATTACATGCACCATGCAAGCAATGGACCGTTCCCGTCGCGCCACGAATCCGAAATATTATAATCCGGATGGTACAATAAAACGGTTAAAGCGCAAGCATGGTCACAAACAAAAGCGCGACTGGAAGTACAGCAAGCGCTATTTCCGTTTGAAAGCAAAACTGCGTGACTTAAACCGCCGATTGGCGGATATCCGCAAGATGGAGCACAACATCCTTGCTAACGAATTGCTGGAACATGGCAACGAGTTTGTGGTTGAAGACATGAACTATAAAGCATTGCAGAAACGCAGCAAGGAAACGAAAGTCAATCCAAAAACCGGTAGAGCACATACTAAAAAACGGTTTGGCAAATCGTTGAGCCGTTGCGCCCCCGCAATGTTTATTTCCATCCTGAACAAAAAAGCCAATCGTTATGGCGGCAGCGTTATCAAAGTCAGCACCTTTGAAACAAAAGCCTCGCAATTTGACCATACAGATGAAAGCTACACCAAGAAGAGACTTTCCGAACGAATGGCACACCTCAGCAGCGGAGAAGTAGTCCAGCGTGACCTGTATTCCGCTTTTCTGCTCGCCCATATAAATACTGAAACTCTAAAATACGATACCGAAGCTCTTAAAGCTGCTTTTCGTGCATTTTTAGAAATGCACGAAAATACAAAGCGGCGCTTGCAGGCGGTTGGAAGTTCTCTTCCTGCAAGCATTGGATTCTAAACAATAACTTTCTGGGGGCTCGACACTCCCTCATTAAAGAGCTGCCTCGCAAGAGGTGAAACTCCCTTCGGAGGATGCACTTAAAAGAACTGGGAATGCAGACAAGTATGTTGGTCAACCATTTTGGCTGGATGCTCGTCATGCGCTACACCCGTAGTGTATGATGGGAAACCGCATAACTCGCTGTTTCAGACACGGTTTGGCGATGAACCTTGCCGCGCCGCCCAGGAATCCCACGATTTCAATCGTGGGAGGTGTCAATCGTTTGTTTTTTTAGCTTGTCCCTCGTTTCCATCAGAATAATCCCAAGCCGGTTCTGACCCGGGATGTTCTGGCATTTCGGGCAATGGCAGTTGCCCCAGTAATTGTCATGCCAGCTAGTCGTGTCTTCCTCAATAGGCTGCGTACCCGTTTCGAGGAGGCGCTGTTTGAGGTCCTCATTCTGCTCGAACTTGGCCATCACCACGCGGCGCATCACGTTGTCCCGAGCCTCATCCCAGTTTGCGGGGATAGCTACATTGCGGCCAAAGCGCTTGGCAGAAGCCGGTGGCATGTCCGCAAACTGTCTGCGCTCTTCCAGTGGGACCTTGTGACTCTGGAATGCTGCCTCAGCGTTCTTGTAACGAATCCCATTCATCACAAATTCGCAAGGATAATAGTTGCTCATGAACCAACTACGGTGGTTCTCTTTCTTAACTCGAATCATGCAATTCTCCTAATTTCTAACTCAGGCGGCACTTTTATCGCTGCCGTTCTTTTTCTCTGCCGCTGCACTCAAAAGACCATCAAACAGCTCTATTGCCGTAGACACAAACAGCTGGCTCTGAATCGAGATTTTTCCCTGCTCCGGAGTCTGCCCTTTCATGTATGCAGCGGCACTATAAATTGCTGCCAAAACCTTGTGCTTCATCAAAGCAGATTCTTTGATATCCTCATTATCAGCAGTAAGGTAGTTGGCAAGGTTATAGGCCCGTCCAAGCATCAGCTCATCGTACAGCGGAGCATTGTGCTGGACCATGGTGGTATATACAGCGGGTTGTTCCCCGGAATTGCTGAACCGAACGCCTCGGAATCCGGAATTCAGCTCATACAAAAGCGCGAGGCGTTCGGTCAGAAATACTGCCGTCTCAGCAGTCTTCTTTGCCGTTTTATCAGATAACGGAGCGGCATTGTTCTGCTGTGCCGCGTGCAGAATTTTTTTGGCTAAAAGCCGTTTCGCATATTCCTGCACATCATGGTCGAGTTCGTAGTAAATATGGCTTACTGTCTTATTGGTACGCATATGATTACCTCCTGGTTCTTGCCGCCTTCTGTTGTTCGACCCACGCTTCGGCTTCCTCTACTGTGGTATACACTGCCGTCTCACCGCGCCGGGCAATCTGCTTTCGGGCATTCTGTGCCGCCTGCTCACTCTTGTAAGTTTCATAGCCGATATAAGACCCGTCCCAGCGTGCAAGGCAGCAATAATATTCGTGGCTCTTAGCGGGAGCTGTCGGGACAAAGGGAGGAGGTACTGCGGGTGTTGCCTGAGTCGGCTGTGCGGCAGGAATCGGTGTTCCGGTCTTTCTGGCAATTAGATTCTGCTTTTCTGCCATCCAGGCATCAGCTTCCTTCGTATAATAGAAGTACTTTGCTTCGCAAGTATTGAACAGTGAATAATACAGATTCAACATTTCTTTTTCACTGTTGCAGACCTTCTTGCGAGCCAAATTGTAGCTTGCATCGTAGTAGCAGCAGATGAAAGCATCCCCACGCGGTGCTTTCTTCGTCTCATCTTCCTTGTAGTCTGGATACAGCTTGGCGAGGTCTTCTGCCGTATTCTTTTCCGGGTCCAGCGTGGATGCGTCGAACCCATTCGGAAGTTTCCAGTCATGAGAACTGATGATGTCCAAAAAGCTGCTTGCATAGCGCAATGTCCAGCGCCCAACATGGACGAACCCAAAACTTTCAAGACACCGAATCTGTTTCGGGGTAGCCATTCCGCTGGCTCTGCGAGCAATGAGTCGTTTGAGAATTGCAGCGGCAAGGCCCTGAGATTTGATGGCATCCCCTTTTACGCCGTAGCACGAAATACTATCGATGATGTCATCGGAAGGCTCCTGCCTCTCACTCTCAAACATCGGCTGATAATCGTTGAGTTCCGGCGCTTCGATGCTGAAGATATACTGCAGCGGGTCAACCAATCCTCTCGGCTTTTGACGCTGTGCCTTGAGCTTGCGCTGAATCGTATCCTGCTTTTCGAGTTCACACAGTGCTTTCCGCTTTTCCTCGTCCAGCTCAGTCTGTGCTTCCTCGATTGCCTCAATCAGCCCCAATTCAGGACTCCCGAAATTCTCCTGGCTATTCGAACCGGTGAGTGCCGCATCTGCCAGCATATCGGTGGTCTTTTGTGCCACTTCCGGGTCTTCACAGAAAATATCAGCAGGATGGCAAAGACTATGTTTCTTTGTCAGCCACAGGAAATCCAGCACGAGAAGATTCTTTTTCCCTTCACACAGACGTGTTCCGCGTCCCACAATCTGCGCATACAGGCTACGGCTCTTGGTAGGACGCAAGCAGATGATACAGTCAACGGTCGGGCAATCCCAGCCTTCGGTCAGAAGCATTGCATTCGTGAGCGCCTTGTACTCGCCATTGTCAAACCCTTTCAGAACGTCCTCGCGGTCCGCAGACGCTCCATTGACTTCCGCAGTCTTGAAGTTTCGCTTATTGAGGATATTGCACAGCCGTTTACTGATTCGTACCAGCGGAGTAAAAATAACAGTCTTTCGATTTTGGCATTCTCGTACAATAGCATCTGCAATCGTGTCCAGATACAGGTCAAGAACATTGCCGAGGTCCTGAGCACTGAAATCACCGGCATTGATATGAACCTTGCTGATGTCTACCTCGACCGGAATTGTCTTCGTGTTAATTTTGCAGAGATACCCTTCCCGAATCGCATCTGGAAGCTTATATTCAAATGCAAGACTATCAAAGATATCAGATAGGGATTTCATGTCGCTTCGGTCGGGTGTTGCGGTCACGCCCAACACTTTGGCATCGATGAAATGCTCGAGAATTCCCTTGTAAGTTTTGGCTGCCGTGTGATGCGCTTCATCAATGATGATAGTCCCGAAATAATCACGCGGATACTTCATTAACCGATTCCGCTTAGAGAGAGTCTGAACACTGGCAACCACGACCATCTTATCGGAATCGAGCGCCGAGCTTTGCGCTTTCTCTAACGCGGTCTCTAGCCCCGTCACCATCTTGAGCTTGTCGCTTGCCTGCTGTAAAAGCTCTTCCCGGTGCGCAAGAATCAAAACGTGTTCGCCCTTTGCCACCTGGTCGTTCACGATGCTTGCAAACACAATAGTTTTGCCGGTTCCGGTCGGCATCACAACCAGCGTTTTCTTATTTCCGGCATCCCACTCTCTGTGAATCGCCGCAGCGGCTTTCTGCTGATATGGCCGTGGGTCAATCTTCTTTGTTGTAATCATATTTCACCCAAAAAACAAGCAGGCCCGAAATGAGCCTGCCTTACTTTTTCTCAATTTAGTTCATTGCCCGCTGCATCACAAACATAATGCCGGTTGCCAAAACCATAACGCCAATGTCTCTGACAACGGTTCCGACCCGTTTATCATTGGTAATGTCCTGATTCCATTCAAATCCCCAACCAATCATAGCGACACCAACCACAATCAAAATAATACCAACAATCGTTAAGCTTTCTTCTGATAAACCGTACATAGTGCATTTCCTTTCCGCAAATAAAAAAGTCCCGCACAAACAACTCATGCGGGACAACGATAAGATATATTTTTGGTTTATATTTTTCATTGTACGCAATTCGCACAGATTGACAATAGAAAATTGCAAAAAAATTCCCGCATGAGCGTCGCTGCTCACACGGGAAAAAAATTCTTAATATTCAGTGCAGAGAACCGTCAAAAGGCTGGAGAAGTAGTACATTGCGATGGTCGTGATTTTCACAGCATCGCTTCCCTGCCCGTTTGCAAGGCGTGTAAAGGTTCCGCCGTTCTTGAGTCGGGTCATGGTCAGGTACATGAGCATATAGGTGTTCACATAGACGTCTGTATATCGCTGACCGTCGTCCTCGTAGCGCTGCGGGATACATTCCTGACTCAACATTTCAATGAGCTGATACCAGGATTTCAGATACAGAGGGCTCTTCGGTTCATTCAGAGCATTCTGAGCCTGCTTCTGGTATTCTTTCAGAGTTTCATCAGTCAGGGGCATGAACTCGACGTTTGCAAATTTGTCACGGTTGTAGTAGAGCCACAGCGTGGCATTGGACAGGTCCATGCAAATACCGGCAAGCTTCTCTGCTTTTTCGTCCTCCAGTTGAGTCACCGGAACGCTCGGGTCATCGATTTCGGCATCTTCGGAAGTCATGTCCACAATCCTGTAGCTGTTCTCTTCTGCCCGAATTTCAGAACTGACGAAGCGCTTGAAATCGTCAACGAGAGTCCGATAAGCTTCGAGCTGAGCATTGGTATTCTGTTCACTCATGGTATGTATCTCCTATTCATTCGTTATTTTGTTTGTGCTTATTGTACGGGTATTGTACGTTTTTGCAAGAGCTTTTGACCCAAGCACCTTTTGCGCCGCTTGTCAATAGCCACAAAATATCAAAGTACTGGTAAAATTAAGGTGGGAAGACGTTCTGGAACCAACAAACCCGGGACTCCCGCCTCTTGCATTTGTTTACCGCCTTTTTCAGCCTGCGTTCTGGCTGTTCTTCTTGACATCGGCTGCAACCTTTAAGCGTCGGATGTACTCTTCGAGTTCCTCCAGTGTATAGGTCTCTTCCGTCTCAATCGGCTCTTTGGCATCTTTGGGCAGATAGCTTTTCGTACAGACAAACTCAGGGCTCGTTACAGGGCAGTCCAGGACAGTTTCATCGTACAACTCTTTCTCGATGTTGTGGTAGAGAAAGAACGGGATATGCCGCCCGCAATCGTCATCCGATTCCGTCCAATCCGGGAGTTCCTGGATTTCGCGGCCGTATGTTTCATACAATACCGTGTTTGCCCGAGCATTGCCAAGAAGAGTGTTGAACAGCTTAAAGTTTTCTCTCACTTCGCGGCGGAAGAATTTCGGGAGTGAAAACTCCTCGTATTCCAGCTTCGTATCAGAACGTAGATAGTAGCGGTACTGCGCCTCGACCGGCATGAATTCAGTCGTGTTGTTCAGCTCTTTCAAAGCGTTGAGTCGTTCACTCGTTTTTTTGACATTATGTCTTGCAAAGCCCAGATACACTGAAACCAGAATCATTAGAATAAGAGCGGCAAAGATAATGACGATGAACCATTCCTCGCCTTCGATATGCGGCAGGTGTTTCAGAATACTATCCTGGATAGCATAAGGAAGGTCATCGAACCATTCATAAAACCCAATCGGGTCCTGATAAGTATGGGGAGCCATGATATTTACCTCATCCCGTGAACCTCCCCACCTAAGCCTTACGGCTATAGACGGGGCGTGCTCTCTTCATAGTTCATCAATAGATAAACTTGCATTCCCGGCGTTCCCGGCCATTGCCGCACCAGTAATGCCGCCAGCGGGGAGTTTTGCCTTCCCCATTCTTTTTGTATTCTTTGGCCGCATTCTCACCAACGGTATATGTCTTGACGTTGATTCGCTGTGCCTTTCCCTGAAACACGAATACCGGGCGGTCACGCTTTTTGGAAGTTTCAAGGCGGACATCTGGGTTCTTGCTGGCAAGATAGTTGGCGCACAGGATTGCCAGCCGGACATAAGGTGTGCCGCCGTCAAAGACCGAAGGAACTGCTTCCATCACAGCCGGTACGCTGATACCATTTACTTGCCGCTGCCCTGCTGCCTTTTCCAGGTATTCTTTCGTACTCCGGGTTGCTTCCGTCAAACTCTGATTTTCTTTGGCCCAGGCAGGCAGAGTCAGGAACGTGAAATCATCATGGCTGCCTTTGGCCGGGCCGACAAGAACGATACCGAAAGCTGTGGTTTTCTCTTTTTCGTCGAATTCCACATGCACGAACATACCGTTGTAGTCGTAGCTGTCATACACCGGGATAAAGAAATCACGAACCGGGAGTCGCTGCAGGATATCCTGATGAATTGCCACGTCATCCGTATCCATCAGCATTTTCTGAAACTCGTAGTCAAAATCATAGACCGTCTTCGTCTGATTCCAGCAGCCGATGGTAAAGCAGGGGAAAATCTGTGCAGCAAGGACACGCTCGAAACCCGGCGTGTTCATTTTCTGCGCTGCCGTCACACAGCAAAGCGTTGAAGATTTGTTGTACTCTTCCAGAGTCTTCCCACACGGGTCACTGAACCCAAAATGGTTACGGGTCTGTTTGGTAACGGCATTCGCCGTCAATGCGATTCTCAGCTGTTCATTGGTCATTTGCTATCCTCCAAAAGTTTATTTTTTGTCATATGCAAACAGCGCTGAACCATGCCGATGGTGAATTTTCGAGTCGTTAGCACTGTCATGAGCTTTCCTTCATTGCCCTTGATGGTTCGTTCCAGAATGTTCCAGGATTCGCTTTCGGGCTTGACATTGGTATATAGGTCCAACGGAACATACAGCCATGCAATTTCACTGTCCTGCATCACGGCATAGGATTGCAGGATTTTATCAATTGCCTCTACGCCGACCTTCCAGCTGGTGATTATGGTCCGGCTGATATCGTATACAATCAGGTGCGGTGCTTCATTTGCTTCCGTATCAACTTCAATGACATGAGCAATATACGGTTTCCCGTCCACCAGCTTATACCGATAAATGATGGACGGGATTTTCTCTCGAATCAATCTGTCATGTTCAAGCGCCAAGTCCGCGTACTCGCCCGTTGCATCAATGATGATGACTCGTCCCTGACAGGTCCTCAGTGTCGCTCTAATTTGCTTGCGGCACCAGGCGAAGCAGCTCTCTTTGTACTCCGTCGAGACAAGAAAGAAATTCCTGCCCGGTGTGATAATGGGTTCATAGCTCATTGTTTATCCTCTGTAGCTTTTGTAATTCATTCACTTTTAATTGTCTGCGATTCGCACAGTTTCGCAATATGATATTGTCTGTGAATACCAGTTATCGGAGTCATAGTCCTTTGACAAAATTCGGGTCGTAGTGGGACAGGACTTCCTCGTTCAAGCTGTATTCGCAGTTGATAGTCGTTGCGTCATCCACATACATGCCTCGGTTTGCGTAGTATATCCCATCGATATAAATGGCGAACATGACGGACGGCATCAGTGCCTTTTCATTCACTGCGTAAATCAGGTATTCATCCAGATTATCCTTGACCACCGCGCTCTTATTGATTTGGGCGATTTGCTGTCCGCAAAGGAATACAGGGCAGCATACTCCTTCTTTTCCAAAACCAATTTTGTAGCTCTGGTATTCCTCGCCATACAGCTGCATGGCGATAGAATTGTATCCTTGGAGGAATCCGGTTTTTGTATGGATGACGGAAATCTCGCCTACCGTGCAGTTGTTCTCACGGATAGCAAAAGGGTGTCTCAGAATATCTTTCGTGTTGATGCCGCGCATGTACGCCCTTGCGTCAGCAGCTGGCATGTATTGCAGCAGGAACTTGGAATCATTCAGCCGGATGCCATAACCCTGCCGTAGCAATTTCGGGATATAGTGTGCCTGCCCGATAACGGCCTTGCCTTTCACGATATCGAAGGTGAACTCATATCCTTTCGATTTGGTTTGCTTCACAATCCATTGCAAAACTCCATCGCCTCCTTCTGCTTTCTGACTCTTTGAATCACTTTGTAAATGCCCGGAACCGAGAGCTGATATTTTTCGGATAGTTTCTGCACCGGCACGCCGCTCTCGTATTCTCGAAAGATATTCTCATTGCGGGGTTTTTGCCGAATTTTGATGCGCTCATTTCTACGGTTTTCAGTCAGGCCCGCATCGTTGGCAACCATGCTGCAATATCCTTCTGCCACGTTAAATTTCGCAATCATTTCCTTGAGAGGGACACTGTTCTTGTATGCCGCAAGAATTTCGGCCTTTCTAGCATCCTCTACCTGCGCCAACTGAATTCTGGCCTCCTGTTTCGCGTCGTCTAACGCTCGATAGCATGTACGGACGCTCAACCTGTATTTTGCGGCAAGCTCCTCAATGGAATAGCCGTTGCCGTAGTCTTTCATGATATTGCAATTTCGCTCAATCAACTTTTTGCTTGCAAATTTTGAGATGGTACTCAGCTCCTTTGCTTTACGCTTTATTTCTGATTGTCTGCAATTCGCACAAATGGGCAACTATTTTTGCGAAATAAGAAGGCAGGCTCCGAAAAGAACCTGCCATGCATATTAGAGGTTAAAGATGCCCAGCCAGCGCCGAAACTTGATGCCGAACAATTCCTGTGCCTGCTCGTAGTTCATGATAAGCTGGTTGCCGCCAGAAATCTCTGCTTCGAGGGAGTTCGGCAGCTCATCTGCAATGTATTTCAGTTCGTACCACGGTCCATCCGGCGGATAGGAGTAAATGAGCCTGTTCTGCTTCTTATCAACCCGGAACTTGCTCGGGTCAGCCTGCCATGCCAGTTCGATTTTCTCAATTGCAGCACGACCAATGCTCTCATCACCCATATAGTCGTTATAGTACAGGATACGCACATAGTCCGGCAAATCGATTCCGCATGCCTCGAAGATATCTGCAATGACACTAGACGAAGCGTGGAAGATATCCGGGAAGTATTCCTTGCCATTCGCATTTTCACGCATTTCCGTCGTCATCTCATCGATGCAAACAAGCATTCGGCGGACATATTCGCCATAGAACGCGGTTGTCAGCTCCGACATACTCTCATTCACACGCTTCGAGTTCTTGGCACCGCGCTCGTTGTCGATTTTAGCACCAATTCGACAGATGATAGCACGTTTCGAGAGGTCTTTTGTCAGCGAGGTAATTTTATTCGATGTGATAGATACAGCAGGATAGTTCACGAGCCTGTCCGAGATACCCCATTCATCGTTCTTGATTACCCGTTCTGAATGGTTCTGAAACTGGGTCTTGGCGAGGTCGTCGATGTTCAGCGGCAGTCCCTCACAAACTCGTTTGAGGCCGTCGATTCTTGTGGCTGTGAAATCCTCCGTCGTGTTCATCTTAACGGTCTCACCGCACATGAGTTTGACAAGAAATTTTATAAAGGTCGTCTTGCCGCCGTTTGAGTCGCCGTATATAACGCCGTACATCGGGAACAGCTTCGTATCGTAGTTGTTCCTCGATGCGAAATACCGCAGATACGCCATGAACGGAGTAGCCAGATACCAGGTCATGTACTTGAAGTAGTCCTTCTTGGCCTGTTCGACATCGCCGTAAAAGTAGTCCATGTCTGAGAAGAACTTCTGGATGCTCTTGATGTTCTTTGCCACCTCGCTGAGATTCGGATTGAGGTCGATATTCTCGTCGTTGAAGGTCATGGTCCCGGCATCATAGTCGATATGTAATTTCGGGAGCTGCTTAACTGCCTCAGCTGCCACACGCCGCACCTCGGTATATCGTTTCCCGAAAACGCGCATCGGTTCCGCTGCCACTACAATACGATTCGCCTGTACCGGCATCTTAGGCATGATTGGCTTGACGAGTTCCTGCATTTTCTTGACATCGGCAACTATCTCGTATTCGACCTCATCCTCAGGCTGTGCCTGTTCCAGAAAGACAAGCTTCTGCTTTTCAATAGACTGAAAGACGGGCACTTCTTTGATGTTCTCTTTCAGATAATCTTCCTGGTTCATGGTGTTCACGACTGCCTTATAGGAGACATTGTCGGAGCAGGTCTCCTTGAAGGTCTCGAACAGAACCTTGTAATGCGAAAATGCCGCCTCGTCATCGAAGCAGACGATATTCTCTCGCTGAATGCCGCAAAACGCCGATGCCGACATATTCGCACTGCCGGTGATGACTCGGACACGCTTATGGTCAGCGCTCTCCAAGATAAAGATTTTCTCGTGCGATTTCGTGTCCCGCGATACATACAGCTGCAAGGACCCGTCATCGAGGCGGTTCGCAAGGTTTCCTGCCGACTTAGACTTAGCGAGCCGCTGCACGCTGTCGATTTGCACCGACATGATGGCAGCAATGTCGTTGGCGATGATTTTCTCGCATCCGAACACGACTTCCGCATACGAGAACTTGTTGATGACCTTATTCACGAACTCGATACCGGACGAAAAAGTGATAGCATAGAGTCTGTCGAACCCGTCAAACAATTCTTCCCAATTCGTTTCGACCGTATCAGCATATACCGCCTTCACAACACTCAACGCCTGCGTGGAGATGCTCGCCTTTGCCTTCGTGGTCTTGTTCGCCACGAGTTTGAAGGGCTTATCCGTCTGCCCTTCACTGTCCTCCATGTCCTCGCCGGGGTCCAAGAGTTCTTCCGGGCCTTCTTCGGTATATTCGGGGCTTTTCGATGCCATCATGTCCATGAGCGACATCTGATTTTCCAAGTCGTTTGTTTTCCTTCTTGCCATTTTGTGCCTATCCTTCCTAAACAGATTTGGGTCATTTGTTGGTTTGGGTATAAAAGCGAGCGGTTACTTTTTAGCAACCAATTATTCATTCATGGTTTTTGTTTTTTCGGTTAAATCTGATTTTAGGTATTCCTAGTTTTATTTTACCACTTTAGCTGTCCCATTGTCCGGACTTCAAACCACTCGGCGCAAGTATTATCCGCCTCAGCTGGATTTCATTCGTCTTTTCTTGTATCCTCTTCGCGTTTCGTTTAATTTCGTGTTGTTTCGTGAATACCAAAAACAGCCGCCATATTTATTGCAAATACATCCTTGCATCGCTTTTTTTGTTCTCCAATTCCCATTGTATGCAATTTGCACGGCTGTGCAACTGCCCACAGAGTATCAAACTGCTGGAAATCATGCCGCAGAATATCAAACTGCTGGTAAAATCGGCTCGCTTCGCCACTGAATCGCTGTATTCACAAAACAAAAAGCCGTCCACCCAAAAAGATGAACGGCATATATTTTTGCAGGATGGTTATGCTTGCGCTGCTTCTGTTTTTCTGCCATTGTACAAGGCGGCGACCATATCGACCGCCTCATCCATCGAGTGGCACTGGTAGCTGACGACCGTGCCGTTTCCGACCAGCATGTTGCCGCTGCGCCAGAACGCCTTCGAATCGGTTGTGTAAATGATGCTGCTTTCCACACGTAGCTCTACGTCTCTGTTTGTCATGACCGTTTGCATATTGTACCTCCTAGAACCTTCGACCGCCGTACAGTCCCACGACCGTATCTCCCTCGCAGATTTCGTCCCCACAGCGGTAATAGCGTGTTCTCACCACGCCATCGATATCGACACCACAAAAAGCCACTTCATTGCACTTCCTCAATACTTTGCTATACACGCGAGAGTCGAACAACATCCCGAGGCTCTGGCCCTGGAAGAAGTCTGTCAGCCTGCCAACAAAGTCCGGCCAGTTATCGGGCAGACCGTCCTTGTCGAATGAGCCTTCCAGAACGGAAGTGTCTCCACTGTCACGAGTCACGACTATTCTATAGGTCTTTCGAACCTCATCCTGTACAGTATCTGGTGAGTGTCCTTTTGGGTGGGAAAACACGCTCTGGTCATCATATACCTTGAGGAACTCCGCCACCTTGTCTTTGAGTTCGTACTGCAAGGAGACTCTTCCCACACGCGCAATACGGCGATTATAAGTTATCGTGCCCTCTGAACTAACGAGCAACCATTCATTTGTATCATGTATACAAATTCCGTACTCATTTACATATTGGTCTTTTACCTCATCTGCCGCAGTCTGTTCCAGGCTGATTTCGATGGATTTCACCTTGTTCTTCGTTTCGGCCTTAACACAAAGACCGAACAGCTCTGGCATTCCGGTTCTTTGCCGAAGGATATCCGTGAGAGACTCGTCGTGATAGCGGTAGTCCTGGCCATTCGCCCCGTGGTAGAAGTATACTTCATCGTCATCCGTTAGAAGCCGGACACGCCAATGTCCACTAACTGACGGGATGCGTTCCCTGCGATAGTTCGCGAATGTTTCGGAGAATGCAGCAAAGATGTAGTCAGTATCGGCTTGTGAAATACGGGTTTTAGCCTTTTTCGTTCCCTCTGGCGTCTTTTGCGTGAGCTTCGCTGTTCCATCCCGTGTGATTTCGAGAAGCTGCTTTTCATCGAACCCTGGCAAAGACGGGTCTGTTGCCCGGCAGGACCTGATTCTGATTTTCTTGAGGTTTCCACGGAATGGCAAACCCTCGTGCGTGATGTATGTTCCCATTAAGGTTCCTCCGCAATAATTTATTGGCTTCAGGAAGGATATTTCCGGCTCCAGAAATACACAAGGACTTTCTCGATTCTATCCTGATATTTTCCTGGGTCTACTTGCTCGCAAAGCACATATTCCCCTGCCTCGGCTTTCTCAAGAGCCCTGTCATCCACTAGAATCTCAGATTTAAGCGGAAATAGTTTTGCAGAGTACGAGTCGGTCCATAGCCTGGCATTTTCCGTTCTGCCAAGATTATATTTGTGGTCTTTGTGATTTTCCTTGCTCACGCTTCCCTGCGGCTCATCCGATTCTTGCCCATCTGCTCCACCTGATATCAGTCCTGCGAAACTCAAATGTATGTCACTATTATACAATGGGAAGTCCGCTTTGTGAACTGCTTTTATCAAAGCCGAATAGCCAAGTCTCTGGTTTTGGTTACAGGAGAGTTTGCTGAGACAACCGGGCAGCCAAAAAGACAAGCTGGCAGTTGTCACAAGGCCCTGCAGACGTTCTGAACCTATTTTATTGGAACGACTGCGCTCTGCTGAGAAATCGGTATGCCTTGGCATAGATTCGTTTTGACCAGGCCATCCGTTCTGATGAACATTATGAAACCAGACTTTGGACTGATTGTTCTACCACCCCACAGCCGTCAGAAAGCCCTTACCTGCGCATTGTTTCCGTGTGAGCAAGGAAAACTTACCCATGCAAAAAGAAAAAGCACCACAGAGGCTCTGTGCCCCTATGGTGCTTATGCTTGGCTATTGAAGATTTTTCGTGGTTTTATTACTTTTAATTCACATTACACAAACAATATGCCAGTATTTTTCGCAACAAATTTACATTTCCCTGCGGCTATTGCAGTTGCGCTTGTGTCGTTGTATTTTGTTGCTTTTCCGTCTTTAGAGCTTGCTATTCCTTGCATTACATGAATTTGCTTGCCGACAAGGAACACGCTGCCCGGAAAGTTACGGTTCATGTTTCTGTATGTTGGATGATGCTCTTTTACTTTAAGCTTGCAAACATCATCCGGATGCTCTTTGCGGAATTCCTCTAAGCTGACAGTCTTTTGGTCTTTCGCTTTATGCCGGTTTATAGCAACTGCCTTATTATTGAGTGTGTACACGCGGTTCATATTTTCATTGTTTAACACTCTTCTATCATGGCGGCGGAACTGTTTAAGCACATACGGCATATGATTGTTGATGTTGCTATCACAGACATTGCTCGGCAAGACAGAACAAGCAATGCAGTAAGCGTCGAGCCAATGGTCTTTACTTACACCGTGCGCTGCACGATAGTCGTAGGTACTTTTACCATTGGTCACAAAGGAATGCTTCGGGAAAAGAGAACTTAATTCGTTCGTCAGTGTCGGGATGATTTGATTCAACACACCCAAAGAGCCATACTTTTTATAGAGTCCGGTGCTCTTTTTGGCAAGTTTCTTTTCCCAAGCAGAATCTTTGTGTACAAGGTCATGGTGCTTTGCACATAGTCCAACGATATTACCAATAGTGTTGCTGCCATTTTTGTGTTGCGGCACTACATGGTGGTAATGGTCAATCGGCTTTTTGCAAAATAGGCAATGATGTTCTTGTATTTCAGAGACGGCACTTTCAAGGCTTTCTTTTTTGTAAAGAGGTCCTTGCTGATACTGCCACTTTTGAATGTTGGGATTATCAAGCCTCATGAACGCAAATTTGTTGACTTCAAGTACAACATCGCTGATGGGAAGAAACTTTTGAATCTTCTTAACCAAGTTGATGTGTGTTTGGAGCAGCTGATTTGCAGTAGGTGTAAGCCAGCCTTCCGGTCTTGTGCGGTTGGTGAACTTTGTCTCTTTGTTTTTGATGCCGATGCAAAGTACATCTTTTTCACAACCCGGTAGGCGGCGTTTAATAACACCGATATCTTTTGCGCGTTTGCTGACGTTGCCATTTTGAGCAGTAGTTTGCTTAACGCACTTTTTAGAAATAGTTCCATTTGCCTTAGCTCTCCGTTGACGGCGGCAGCGTCTGCCATTGGTGCGTCTTGCGCGGCGGGCTTTTTTACGGTCTTGCATCAACTTTGGAATCTCTTTATTGCGAGT